CCGTGTTCTTATTAAAAGCACACTTGAATTGATAAACATTTTCCGCATTGTGTTTTTTAACGGCTTTTCGATGTGATTCAATCTTTTCTTTTTCCGTCATTATTTCACCTTCTTTCTATATATAGTTGTCAATGATCGATACGGGTTACAGTCTCCCGGTTAACTCACATTATAAATGATAATAGAGTAAATGTACATTGATAAATATGCACAAAATGTACATTGATATTTTAGGTATTCTGTACATTGATATTGTCAATGTACAGTGATAATATATAGACAGAACAAAACAAACAACCACATTTTAAGGAGGGCAACACATGAACAAATATTCAGTTTCATATTATCACAACGCTACAGGCTATGGATGGAAAGAGGAGACAAACAGACTCGAGGATTTCGAAAGTTTCATTGATGAAATGAGAGCGGATCACAACGCAAATATTACTGTATGGGACAACACAATTAACAAGTTTATCTATTGGCAACAAGGATGTTTTTACAAGGTTGATTTATTGTCCGACATCCTCCGAGATATGAGGACAAAAACAAAGGAGGTTAAAAGATGAAAACATATCTTTTATATGCAGACGGGGAAAAGGTCGGATATATCGACCTTGACCCGGATGAAGTCAAGATGTTAACCACAAACGGAATAACAGTTATTGAACAGTAAAAGGAGGGAATCATAATGTGTATGAACATAGCATTAACAAATTTAGGGCAGTATAACGAGGGGATATTAAACTTTACATGGTTAGAGCTTCCCGCAACGGATGAAGAGATAGCGGCGGCATTTGATAAAATCCAAGTATCACACGACAATATCCACTATTATTCGAACGGGCGCGGGTCTGTGGTTGAGTATGGATCGCCGGAGATGCTCGGGGAATATGAAGAGTTCTTTATAACCGATTATGAATGTGATTTTTACCGAGTCGGGGAGTATGAGAACATAGACACGTTAAACGGGATAGCGGAGCAAATAGACGCACTCGAAGAGTGGGAGGCAGACATTGTAAAGGGGTTAATGTCGGAGGGTTATACATTAGAGGACGCGTTAAACAACTATGATGATGTTATGACGTTCTCGGGATGCTATAACATGACGGATGTAGCATACAGATATATAGATGAATGTTGTAGTTTTGAGGGCGTCCCGGAGTGGGCGACATACTATTTTGATTATGAGGCATACGGGCGCGATATGAGTTTTGACGGGCATTGGTTCGAATTATCCGATGGTTCGATGGCGGTTCTTTGGAGATAATAAACACATGGAGCAGGGCGGGCGCTATGCCCGCCGGGATTGTAAAGTATAGGAGGGATTATCATGAAGATATTAGAAGTATTAAGGATTATTAAAGATCATACGGACACAGATACAATGGTAAAGCTGATTTATGATACTAGGCAGGAGATAATCGAAACTGTCGGGACATTAAAACATAACAAGTCAACACGGGAGGCGGCTATAAAAGCATACTCAAATAATACGCCTGATAATCTGGCAAAGATGCAGGAGCCGGAAAACGGATTATACACCGAAGGACATACGGCAATATCAATCCCGGTCAAGGGCGCGAAGTATGACGGAGAGAAGGGAATCGCGAAGATGATGCTAGACGTTATAAAGAACAAAAAACCAACGGATTTACGGGACAGCTTCGATTATTCTATCGCGGCGGCAAAAGTAAACGGTTGGAGGCTCGGAGATACGGATCATTATATCATGGTAGAGGGACATTATTACAACTTGTCATTGATTGCAAGGGTTTATAATTGCATAGCAGACAATAAAACATATAATGGATGCAGACTCGAGATACAGATGGATGCAAAACATCCCGCCTTGATAATGTCTACTCAATACGGGATCGGGATCGTCCTGCCGTTTATATGTCCTGCTAATTTGACATACAATGTCACGCCGGGCGAGGGTATGTTATCCACTATTGATAAAGAGATAGATAAACGGATCATGGACGGGATCGAAGCGGCAGAAATAAGACGCCAAGAGGCGGCGCGGGGATTACAGGAGGATGATTTTTCGGATATTAACCCCGAAGAGATAAGGAAAAAACTGAAGGATGCAGGGATCGAAAACGGAAAAGTAGTTGACCCGGAAAAACTTAAAAACAATTCATTTATTCAGGACGTAACACGGAGAGCGGAGGGCGCGGCATGAGAAAACAATACAGATATACATTTCAATTCGTAAGATCGGAGCAGGAGGCGCGGCAGTTGTGCGCACAGATTAACAAGGGTTTAACTTATTACATGAGAAAACATCATCCCGCACATTATACGCCGTATAGCTGTAAAGAATCAGAATATAATTTTGTAGTGTTGTATTATGTATAGAGCCGGAACGGCAGGAGGGCATAACATGGAATATTACAAGGAGTGGTTTTTTAGGTATTTAAGAGCAGATGAGGACACGCGCAAAGCAAGTATTGAACATTGGACGGAAAAACACGCCAAGAATGTTTTATCAGGGCGGGAGGATATGATAATATTTTCTGCCAAGATGCTCGGGTCCGCATTGTTAGCAGAGAAGTATATACAATCTCAGAAGGGTTAACGCCGGAGGCGGGACAGATCGAAAAGAGGACGGGCAAAAAACCCGTTCTTTTTTTGTGCTTACTTGACAATGATATAACCATTTGTTATGTAAAGCGGCACAAACGGAGGGAAAAAGATGGTCAATCTAGATAATGACGGATATATCAACACAGAATGGTATATAAATGCTGCTATGGACATTATAGAACGCGGAGCGGAGGAGCGCGGGCGCGATATTAACAAGATAGACGCCAACGAAATGACGCCCCTATGGAGAGCGGTGTATAATTCCCTCTTTAAGCCTGATAAAAGGCGTCAGCATGGAGAAGGATGTAACATAGATTACAACACGGAAAATCTATCTAGACTCATAAAGATATACACCGCGCTAGCGGGGTTCTATAACGTCCTTCCGAGTGTGGAGGCCATGGAGCTTATGACAGGGATTAGTGAGAATGTATTTGAACAGTACGTAACCGGGGCACGCATGATAATCTCAAAAACGCGCAAAACATGGGTACAGAACGGACTTTCTCGGTTCCCCATAGGGATGGTAACACTAGCTAACAACGACCTTGATACAGGACTATGCTATAACAGGCAGAATATAACAGACCGGGCAACGGTGAGCAAAGCCTTATCTTTTAATGATTTAGTCCAGATCGGAGAAAAAACCGGGAATGTTTCACGGATAGAAGAGGGAAAAACACAAGATATAGTAGATTGATAACAGATACCACTATATGTTGTATATAAGGTGTTCGTTAAAGTAAACTTTAATGCACCAACTCACGAATAACGCATAAACCCGGCGCGGCGTCCCGTCTTGGATGTATGCCCTAGGGGTATATCGAACATATGTTTGGGCGGGGCGGGTTACCCTAGAAAGTTATCAAAAAACAAAAAGGAGCGATATGGAAAACTACGAAAACACAAGCAATTACGAGGAATTACGGAAGGAATGGGCGAATGGTCTGACGCGGGTAATGGCGAAAATGTCATTAGGGGAAGTCTGTTATAACTGCGGGAGTGGTGAAGCGATAGAACTACATCACATAGTGCCGTTAAAAGTGGGCGGGACGAACAATATATCGAATATAGCGGTGTTGTGCCACAGATGCCACATGGCGATACATTTCGGACAGGACGTACGGCAATACAAAAACAAAAAGATCGGTGGCAGACCGCATAAAGTGGATGATGAAACAATGAACGAGGCTTTCAAGTTATACCTTCTTGGCAAGATCGGGGCGAGCGAGTGCAAGAATATGCTCAATATATCGGAGAAGTGCAAGATAGCCGATATGAGCGCATTTAAGGCATACAAGAGGGAACGCGGCATTAAAAGTCACCGCAACAACATAGATATTATACGGAAAAAGCGCGGATATATAAAACCGGGGCAGACATCGGGGTATATAGAGTACACGGACGGAACGATAGAAAACCTGACATATGAAGAGTACATGATGTAATCAAAATAGCAAGAATTTGTCATTAAACCACGGGTTTATACAAAAAATATTCCTAATTATTGCTATTTTAGGCTAAAAATCGCCAAAAATTTTTCGCTACCGCGAAGGGAGAGAGAATGAAACGAGTGTGTGACAAAGAGTGCTTTGCGAATGACAACGGGAAGTGTACTTGTTTAACGGAGGCGATACCGGGGCGGTGTGCGTTCCAGAGGACGGACATAACGCGGGAGAAACAGTACAACGACACATTGATATATAGCAGCCGGAGGTCAGTAAATGGCGAACCTTATAGACCTTGACAGATTGGTTGTAAATTGTGACCGGGAATACGAACAGCAGGGGTATCTTGATGAAAACATGATGGATGCCTATGTAAAGTACGTGACATTTGCGATATTTCAGCTTCACGAATACGAATACGGGCGCAATTTAGCGAAAGTTACGATATCGAAGGTTGATCGGACGGTCAAAAAGGCGGGATTCAGGGATATATGGGATTTAGAGCAACGGATTTGGGGTCAGACCTCATATTTGTTAGAGGGGTTTTACGGCCTGTGTTTATTGCGTTCGTATTGGGATCTTGAATGTTTTATCTACTACATGGAGCGAGACCGGGTACAGTCAAAGAGGTTTTATCTGCCGAGAAAAGGCACTCTGAAGGTTGTAGTAAAGGATTTAGAGGATCTGTCCAACCGGGTTATTAAGTTTTTGGGTGTATCGTTGCCACCGCGAGTCGGAAAATCCACGGTGTGTATCTTTTTTCTGTCATGGACAGGACTGCGGCGGCCTAACAGTCATAATGCTATGGGCGGTCATTCAGGTGTCCTGACGAAAGGGTTTTACAAGGAACTGATGAACCTGTTTGAGTCTGCGGAGTATCGGTTTGGAGAGATATACAAATTCTGGCATGAGAAAGAGCGAAAAGTCATCTTTGACAAGTCTGCGGAGGACTTGACTATCAATTTAGGCAAGCCGGACAGGTTTTCGACTATCACTTGTCGCTCGATAGATGCCACATGGACGGGTGCGGTAGACGTTTCATGGGATGGAGTGCTTTATGTTGATGACCTTGTACGAGATCGTGAACATTCGTTGTCACCTATACGAATGGAAAACACATGGCAGGAATACTTAAACAAGATGGTTGACCGTAAGAGTGGTTACAATCCTTCGCCTGACAGTCTTGACTTGGGATATGACATAGACATACATTTCGACTTTGCGGGTGCGTGTGAATTGATGGTAGGTACATTGTGGAATGTTTACGACCCACTCTACAGACTTGAGCAACTATATGCGGATGATCCGTTATACAGATTTCGGAAAATCCCGGCGCTCAATGATAATGACGAGTCGAATTTCAACTATCCTGTGAACGGATTTACCACGGAATACTACAAAGATATGCGCGAGAGGCTAGACGAGCCTGAATGGATGGCGAAATACCAACAGGCTCCGTTTGTTCGCGAAGGTATCTTGTATAAACCGTCCGAGTGCAAGTATTTTCCGGGGGAGATAACCGAGTCGGTCAATAAGATTATTGGTGTACTTGATCCTGCTGTGGGCGGCGGTGATTACCTGTCCATGATAATCATAGCCGAGGGCAAGAAGAAATATGCCATTGATTGGGTATATTCCAGAGAAACGAAGGGTAAGACTATACCCGAACTTGTAGCAAAGATCAAATTTCACAACATATCGGAAGTCCACTATGAGCGAAACGGCATAGGCCGGGTATTTGATGACGAACTGACACAGGCTTTGCACAATGCTGAATATTTCAGGTGCAAGATGACATCATTTGCCGCGCCGGAGGGCATGAGCAAGGAAGAAAAGATTATAGGATATTCGGATTGGGTAAAGTCAAACATCTATTTCATAGACGAAACGGCGAGATCCACGACATATACCCGGTCAGGACAGTATCAGACCGCGCTAAACCATACGTTCATATATACGTCCGTGGGAAAGAATAAGTATGATGATGCGCCTGATAACCTTGCACAAGCAGGAAGGGTATATGAGAGGCAGAGGAACGGCACTATTGACGTAATATTAAATCCGTTTAGGAGGTAGGCATGAAGTGTAAAAACTGCGGTGCGAACCTTGACCATAACTATTGCGAATACTGCGGAACGTTTTACGGTGAGGAATTACGGAAAATCACCATAAATACACGTCAGATATTCGACAATTACGGTGTGCGTGACGTAAACGGCAGATTAAAGCCCGTCTATCCGCATGAAGTGATAGAAGTAACGTGTATCGGTGACACAGAGCGGCATTTTATTGAGGTGTGAGTATGTACGATGATTTGAGAGAACTTAACCACAAGATACAGAGGAAACAGGAGCATATAGACGAATTAAGGTCGGCCTTAACCTCATTAAGTGCGCCTGTGGGTATAGTGGTGCAATCTTCTCACAGTGACAGGATAGCGTCATTGACTTGTAAGGTCATTATGGCTGAAAAACAGTTAGACAGCATGATTGACAAGTATGCTGATATGAAACGAAAGGCTGCAAAAGAGATATTTTCAGTCAAAAACGAGGAATATCAGGAAATATTGTATATGCACTATATCGAATACAGGTCTTTAGGTGAGATCGCACAGATAAAAGGCAAAAGTACGGGTGCGATCAAGCTGATGAACAACCGGGCGATAAAAAGATTAAAAAAAGTGTTGACGTAACAGGTGAACTTTGCTATGTAGCAGAATGAAGTGTTATCTAGGCGAGGGTTTCCCCGCCTTTTTTGGTGGAAAAATGAAAGATTTAAAACGCAACAGTAAACCCTTCAATGTGGTATGTCATAATTCGTTTGGGCGCGAGGTTATCTACACGAACGCACAGAAGATCACGCGAGAGAATGTGGTCAAGGAGTTGTCAAAAGCCTTGACAAAGCACAGACAGAACGCAGAAGAGATTGACTATTTATACAACTACTACTTGGGAAATCAGCCCGTTTTATACCGTGCGAAACAGGTTAGACCCGAAATCAACAACAAAGTCGTGCAGAACACGGCTTATTTTATTGTCGAGACAAAGACTGCGGATATAGCAAGTGAGCCTATACAGTATGTCCTCCGGGGAACAGACGAAGCGAAGTCGAAGGAGATAGCCGAACTTAACTCCATCATGGAAAGTGAGGACAAGGCATACTCTGATATATGTCTGGCACGTTGGCGGTCTATCTGCGGCACGTCTTACAGATTCATAGCGAACGATGACGGGCGTTCTTCCATCCTTGACGAGACAGAGTTCAGGATAGATGTTCTCGATCCCCGGTTAACAGCCGTGGTGTACTACACGAACAACCTTCCGGCTTTCTCGATACAGATCATCAAGGACGAGAAGAACAGAACGGTTTATTTTGTCTATACCCGTGATACCTGTTATCAGATTTTGGCAAATAAGATCATCGAAACTGACGTAAACGGCTTTCTGGCTATCCCGGTTATTGAATATCCGAACAACGAAAACAGAATATCCGATATTGAGATTACCATATCCTTATCAGATGCGATAAACGAGATGTCATCTGACCGACAGGATGGCATAGCACAATTCGTACAGTCCTTTATCAAGTTTGTGAACTGTGAAATGGATGCGGATAAGTTTGCCGAACTCCGGCAGAGTGGGGCGTTTATCGTCAAGTCAAACAACGGTGAGAACAAAGCCGATGTGGATATTATGTCATCTGAACTTAACCAAAGCGAAAGTCAGGTAGCGATAGATGACCTGTTCAATAAAATCCTCATCATTCAGGGCATAGCAAACCGTGAAGGTGGAGCAGGACACGAAACAGGGAAAGCCTCTGAATTAAGAAACGGCTATATTGACAGTGAGAAGAGAGCAGAACTGTCAGAACCGTCATTCAAGAAAGCCGAAAAAGACTTTTTGCGGATAGTCTTATACAGATTGCGCGTAAAAAATCAGATGAGTTTGAAAGTCTCTGACGTGGAGATCAAGATTTCCCGGTCAAAGATGGACAATATGCTCACAAAAGCGGAAACGATGCAGATATTACTTGATTGTGGTATTAACTCGGAACGTGCTATTAAGTCAGTCGGGTTCTTTGCCGACCCCGAACAGGTAGCTATCGAGAGTGCAGAACGTATGGCTATCCTCTATCCTACAGAGTTACCCAACAATCAACCTGACGAAACCGAAGAAATAGACGTTGTAAGAACATGAAATTTGATGAACTCAATCAGTTAAAACGGTTTTTCTCGACAATGGGGATTTCCGATGACGAAAAGAAGAAGCGTTGTGACCTTGCTTACGCTTTGTATGACGCAATTTATTTTGTGTTTTCGCTCATTAAGGTCGAGAAAGAGGTCGAGGAACTTAATTTCACCAAAAATGCGTTGG